TATCTATATTTGTTAGTTTACTTGACATTATAATTCCGTTATATCTCTATCTATTACTTCATCTAATATTTCATCATTTATTCTATATTGTGGTGTACTGAGATTTTTTACTATTACTGTAGTTTCGTCATCATATAATACACCACTATAAGGATCTTCAAATAATAACATAGTTCCATTTGTATCTCTTACAACTAAACTTCCATCGTTAGAACCAAATTCTGGACTATCATAAAATTGAGTTTTATAATATTCTCTTTGTGCTAAATACGCTTGTTCATCAGCATCTTTGAGATTTTGGTAATACTCATTTTTCTGAAGCTGCTCTTTTGTATATGGCATTTTTACCTCACAACTTTGAATGTAAAATCATCATCAAAATAGTTTACCATCTCTTCAGTAGTATTACTACCACTAACTACTTTGAATTCAAATTTATAATATCTTTCCGACTGCAATCCGTTCATCCAAAGATTAAAATAATTGCCATCTGAATCGCAACTTATCAATGAACCAGTGCTAAATGGAATTATTACATCCTTAGTATCAGCATCAACAACTGAATAATAAGCACCATCATTTACTAACTTACTTCCACTTGGTAAATATTTAGAAGTTAGATAAGGAGACGATGTATTCGAATAAGATTTTGTTGGATATCTTCCTCTACCAACTAATCTAAACTTAGCTTTTGATTTTTCTTTATATTCAGGTCTTATATTTTTCATATAAATTTGTAAATCTTCTAATTCTGATTTAGGTAATGCTGATAATGAACCAGTTGTCCATTTTGTATCATACCACTCAACCTCTAACTTTGGCGGATATATGGTATTAGTTTGTCTTGAAAAGAAAGATAAACTACCAAGTCTTTTTGTACTACCCTCATCGGTATTGGTATCACCATTACCAAAACTACCACTTCTCTTTACTATGAATCCTTCGTTAGTATATGTACCATTCAACCAAGAAGTTACGATTGGCGTAACATCCATTCTTATGTCTCTTGTCTCATACTGAAGTGATTGGGAAGCGTATACATCTGTAAACCAAGTACCACCAGAACCAGTTAGAGGACCATACCATTGAGTTTTAGTATCAGCATCATCTAAGTAATTCCAACTAGCACCAGCTTGTGTTGCTGGACTGTCAGCTTTGAATCCTTCACCTTCAGCCCAACTTTGACTTATAGGATAAGCCCATAGTGACTGACTTACTGATAATTCTCTTGGATTAGCATCATATAAATTTAGATAGTATTTAGCATCAGTAGATATCTGTCCTCTTACAATTGATTGTGATATTTCAGCCAAGTCAAACTTTAGTAGAGCTCTTGATACTTTTGGATTAGTTCCAGCAGCACTTAGCTCTTTCTGAACTTCTAAAATTTCATCAAGCCCAGTATTCTGGCTACCGCTTTCTTGATATAAGGTTGTATCTTTGTCTGGAAAAATAAAATAGTGCATTAGTTATCTCCTGATGAAGAACCGACTACTCTTCCTTCTACATCTGTTGCTGGAAACTTCAATTCAAAACAACTTGGATCCATAGATGGATAGACAACTCCGTCTTTAGTAGCAGATGCTATATCATACATATTTCCTGAATACCCATCAGAACTCAAAAATTTATTAGTAAGTAATATTGGTAATCCGTTAGGATTATTTTCTTCAGGAGGAACGACTGCTGATACTCCATCCGTAAGTGAGATTTTATAAGCTAAATCAGATAAAATTATAGGTTGTCCGATTTGCCAGTTATCAATATTGAAAAAACTTCTTACTACCTGTATTGCTCTTAGCAATACTTCTTCTCCATTATATCCGACTTTAGTTATAATATTAAATTTTACTGCTATATTGATTACAAAAGCATCTTTTATATTTACAGCATCCGTTACCATCCTAAACTGAGTTAGGTAAGTTTGTATATTTTCCTTTACTGCCTGATTCAGATTAGTTAGTTTTTTTATAGAATTATATCCTAATACATATAAATTTAGTGCCAATGGATTTATAATTCTACTATCAGAATTAGCACCTGTATCTACAGTATCTAATTGACTGTCTTGTACGATATATGCTTTAGCTATATTACCATATTTAGGTGGTATAGCATATACTCTTGTTATATAATCTTCTTTAGTTACAGCTCTTGATTGTGCCTGAAAGTATGCTAGTGCGTTATTTTTAACTTCAGTTACGCTTTCAGCAGACCTACCTCCTGTAGCAGGTTGAGGATTTGTAATCCCCACAGAGTTTCTTGTTTGTGACAATAAGGGAGCTGATAATCCATTTGTGTCAATAGCTACATCTATTTTTTGTACAGTGGTTATTGTATTTGAAGCAACATTACTACTTATACCACCACCATATCTATAAGTAATTTGTAAAGTAGTATTTGATGGTGCTTGACCATATGCTTTAGTCTTTAAAAAGTTTGATGGATCAAAAGCATTTCCTAATTGTGATGGTGAGCCTGGCAACGAAGAGCCAACCGAATCAGGATTAGGTATAATCTCTTCATCAGGACTATCTGATATACCAGCACCAAATCTGATTTCAGTTCTACCATTTTCCATTATATATGTTGTAAATCTTCTTGATGTTTTTAATAATTTTAGTAAATACGGAGATTGGTCTGATTGGGATGCTAAATCAGGATCTGATGCTGTTGTATTTTCAGCATCTGTAAATACTGTATCTTGTGCTAAAAATGGAACTTCATACCAACTATTATTATCGCTGTCTACACAAGAAATAATCTCAGTAACATCAGCATTAGCTAAAGCAATTCTTTTATACTTTTCAGCACTCCCTACAGTAATATATTCTGTAGTTACCTGACCACTCTTTGCTCTAACAGATTTTCTCAATAAATAATTTACTGGTACATTACCAGCAGTTTCAAAAATACTAATACTCATTGGGTCGTATGAAGAAGAAAATTTGAAGTTACAATCTTCAGTAGATGAAAATGAAATACCAGATGCTGACTGAACTTTCATATTACTTTTTATATTTAGAGCATATGATAAATCAGGAGAAGTAGTAAAGTTAGCACCTGTACCACTTGACTTTGCTGGCACTGTTTGGAATATATCTAATACTACAGAAGCTGGTGAAGCTTGTTTGGGTTTGTATCCCAATGCTTGAGCCATATTGTATACTGTCTTTTTTTCTTCTGCATATGCTAGTAAACTTTCTTTGAATTGGTTATCTACATAATAGGATAGAACATCTCCCACATATGAAGCCATTTCTATAAACATCATTCCTGGTGAAGATTCATTAAAATCATTATAACTATTTGGAAAATAAACCTTAGCAAATTCTATCAAATTTGATTTTAGAGAACTAAAATCTTTATTTAGATACTTTACTTCTTTTATTGAATTATTTTTTGGTGCTGTATATGGCATTTATTTTCTCCAGTTATCCACCTAATTGTCTACTAAAAGGTTGTCCAACTTCGCCTGTTTCCGAATCTTTTAAACTACCCAACTCTAAAGTTATATCATCTAATGTAGTAGTATCCGTATTTATTGAAAAAATTATTCTTGGAGATAACACATTTTCAGAATCTTCAAATAGTACACGAACAACTTTTACATGAGGTAAAAATTCACTAATAGATGCTCTTATTTTTTCTTCTATAGAATTTTGGGTATCATCATTTATTGGTTCAAATACTACCGATAATAAATCCGAACCAAATGTAGGATTACCTAATCTTTCTCCTCTTCTTGTCAATAATAAATTTCTGATATTTGATTTAGTTTGCTCTAGCAAAGTCTGTGTTTGCTTGAACACTCCATCTTGATGAACTCCTAATGGTAATTGTAGTCCTATCAGTACATCTGGATCTAAATCATTTTGTATTACACTCATTATTTATTATCTCCTAAATCTTGCCATCCTTTTTATCTAATGCTTTCATAACACCACTATAGTCTTTGGTAAGATTACTCATTACATCTTGAACTGCTTTATTTGATGTATCAGCACCAGCTGCTTGTGCAGTTTGTATAGCACCTAGCTTTCTCTTATCTTCAGGATTACCCATCATATTTCCATATCCCATAGCCTGTGCCATCTTTGTACTATCAAATGTCCCACCACCCATCGTTGGATATTCTTCCATTTCATTTTGTTGTGCTGTTTCATTGAGTACTTTATTCAACATAGGGTTTTTAGTATAACTAACTTCTTCTCTATTTTTTGGTTTAGGTAAAACTTCGGGCACATCATTGACAATTTTATTAGATGGTACTTTCATACCTTCACTAATAAATATCTTCTTTACCTCTTTTTGTACCTCACGTTTGATGATTTCTCTCAACATTTTTACCAATTTATTTTTCTTTGTAGACATTTAAGACTCCTAACTCCTGTTATTATATAAATATAAACATAAGGGAAAATCCACTTATTTTTGATGACTCACTAATTCTGCCTTTGGTGGATCTTCTCCTGTTCCACCAAGACTATCTTTAAGATTTTCAGTTAATTCTTTTCCTGCATCAGCTAAGTTTTTTGCAGCATTATTTATTCTCGCAAGTCTCTTTTGTCGTAATTTTTCTCTCCTTACCTTTCTAATCGCTCTCTTATCAGCCAATCTCTTTTCTAGCTGTTCTATTTTTTCATTGAAAGTTCCTTTTACCACGACATTAGAAGAGGTACGACCGCCTGAAAATGATATGAACTCATCTTGCGTTGGCTCCATTATCGATACAACATCACTCAATGCTGTAATTTCAGATTGTAATAATTCAATCAGCAGTTTTGTAGCATATTGTACAGCAGCTACTACTGGATTCAACGACATAGATATTGTACTAGCCTTATCAGTAGTCTCACCAGCCTTTTTTGCTGTTGTAGCAACTTTTATTGCTGATTTAACTTTTTTTCTTGTTTCAACAGTATCTGCCCAAAACTTCTTTATATCCTCAATGCCTTCTTTTATTTTCATCAATGATTGCCAATACTTATCAGCAGTTTCTTCATTCGATTCAATTTGTTGAATTAGGTCATCGGTAATCTCATTTAGACGAACTACTTCTTCAGCACTTTCCTTTCTTATTGCTTCTTTTAGTATCGTTGCTAAAACAGGCTTTTTGTGCCAATCAGCGTGTGGCATATATCTCCCCCATTATTCAGAATATACTTTTTTACTAAAAAGATTTTCTTCTTGTATATACTTTTTACTCATAGAAGTAATTCCAGCCCTTAGACTATCAGCAGCAGACTGTATTTGAGCAGAACCATCTCCTTCAAATGCTGCTAAAGTATTACAAAATCCTTCTATATTTATTAGCAAATCATTTACAAAATTTCTCATAGCAGTACCTTTTACTATTGGACTTTGAGTGTCACTTGATCCTAAATTTACCCTACCACCAATAGTTGCTAAATTTATTTCATCCATTGCTGTCATACTTATACTATCACCTGATGTTACATACATAGAACCAGGACTATTAGAATTTATATGTATAGTATCGGATGAAATTGTAATTGTATCTCCTGTAGTATCGAAAAACTCTTCTTGTTCTTCTTCAAGAGCTGATGGTTCTAAATCTGCTTGTTGAGGATTGCTTGTCATTTCAATAACCGAACCCATAGAATTTGGTTCGTGAAAGTGTGGAAAATGTTTATCGTAGTTTTTATGACCTACTTGTAAAGTATCTTTATCTTGATTATTTCCAATTACAATTTTTGGGTAAGACCTATAACCATTCACCTCAGGTTCAGAAGTAAACATCATATAGTTACCAAATCTTCCTTGAATAGTAGTATCTCCGTGATTTGACATTACTGGTCTAGCCATATAAGTAGTTGATTCAACTACTCTCTCTTCACCAATCACCTTATCAGACCTATTGTGATTTACCTTTCCCATTCGATTCAACGGAAAGTCGTAAAACACTTGTCCGTCATGTTCTACTAAAACCACTTCTTCATCAACTAACGGCATACAATTGAAATGTGAGCACAAAGGCCCTACATTTGTTACAACTTTCTGATTATAATTTAGTTTTACATCTAAGTTACCGTGAAATTCCCAAGCATATGTTGATACGCCATCCTTTCTAGTTCTTGTAGGTAAATCTTCTTGAGTTGAATAAACCTTTAGTACTCTCCCACTCACATATTGTTTGTGTTCAACTTCTCCTTGCATCGATTTAAATAATTCGATTGCCTCATTATGTGATAATAAACCAGCTCTTTTTTGTTGAGGGGATGTACTCGCAATTCTAGTTTCAGCTATTGACAATTTTACTCTCCAAATCATCAGAATGTCTTTGAACATCACTAGCAACTTCTTCTACAGCATTTAGAAGTTGTTCTTTTTCAGCATCCGATAAACCAAACTCATCTTCAGAGCTACCTTTATTTTCAGTAGATATGATTCTCTGTACGATAGCTGCCATCTTTACAAGTTGGTCATCATTTTTAACATTTATTTCCAAATACTCTTTGAGCATAGGAATTATTTGAACGGCAGTATCACCATCTTTTATGAATGAGGTCACTTCTTTCATAAGAACCTCTAATTGTGTTTTATTCCGTTCTGTATTTTTGTAAATATCTTCAAATAAATCAGACAAAGATTTACCTTTGAATATTTCGTAATCATTAGCCATAATTAGACTCCATGGATATATAATAAAATGTTGGTTATATATAAATATCCAATTTTATAACTTTTGATAAAAAAATATAACAAGGCACAAAAAAGGGAAGTATTACTTCCCTTTAGTGATGTGAGTTGAAAAGTTAGTAAGTAGCTTGTATATCCAATGGATTATCTTTTTCTCTTACTAAAGAGCCTGTATATGAAATATCAACTGTACCATAGTTATCAAACTCATGATATAACCTATCATTGAACTTTTTCATAACATTGATAATACGAGTAATGTGCTGTGTATTAGAGCCTGTCATTTCACGAATAAGAATATAAAGAGCCTTCTTATTGAAGTTCTCAATATTTTCTTTTATACGAAAAATATGTAATACAGAATCAGCTACCCTAATGTCTTTTTGTCGTTTGAAAACATTAGTAAGGTTGGTATCCCAAAACCTATGTAACTCATCTATAAATAAAGAAGCACTTTCACTAGCAGCCTCAGCAGACCTTTCACTTTGTGTATTTCTCTTATAATCTAATACATCCATTTGTGAATGAATCTTACCCATCTTATAGTTTTTATTATTATTTAGGATAAGGTAATTTTTAGCAACAATGCTAAAATAAGAGAATGCCCTACCTTTACCCTCTTTGAATTTATGCATGTTCATTACTAAGAAAGAAACGACTTCATGCTTTACTTCTTCAGACGATACATCAAAGTAGTAGAACTTAAATGTATGAATAATGTTCTCAACTAACTTTTCAAAAGACTTTCTGATATGCTCATTGTATATCGTATTTCTCAATCTAGGTTTGTCTGGTGCATTATTGTATCTGATAATTGCTTTTTCAGTATCCATTGTGAAGTAATATCTACTACTTCCTTTTTTTGCTTTTCTACCCACTTACAGGCTCCTTTTCTATTTCTAGTTCATTAACTGCTTTTTCTATTTCTTTGAATATAATTCCTACCTCATCATCTTCAGCAAAGTAATCTTTATAGTCAAGTTGTTTTATGGTTTTGTTTACA